TCCAGAGGCAACCGATCATTATGAAGAACTGTTGCAAGACTTAAGAGAGGCTAAAAAAGATGAGCGTAGTCGGCACACTAGCAGTTAAGATCACGGGCGATAACTCCGGTCTTGATAAATCGCTAAAAAAATCTAATGCAGACATATCCGCATTTGCCAAAAAATCAGCACTTGCTTTGGTAGCGGCGGCAGGAACGTTTGCGACATTTACCAAAAAAACCATTGATTCATTTGATCGCTTGGCTAAGCTATCTGTGCAGGCGGGGGTGACAACCGAAAGTTTGTCTGCATTAGGTTATGCCGCTGAGCTTTCCGGAGTAAACACAAACACCTTAGCTACTAATCTTGGGCGATTAAGCAAAGGAATGCTAGATGCGGCTAACGGCACGGGCGAAGCTAAAAAGGCATTTGACACTCTTGGCATTGATGGCGGAACGCTTAAAGACGCTGACGAAGCGTTAATGCAAATTGCTGACAAGTTTCAACAGTTACCGGATGGCGCACAAAAAACCGCATTAGCAATTCAGTTGTTTGGTCGATCAGGCATGCAGATGATCCCGTTTCTCAATCAAGGCAGGGACGGATTAGAGCAAATTAGGCAAGAGGCAGAACGATTTGGAATTGTAGTATCTACGGATGCGTCCAAGGCGGCTGAACAATTTAACGATAATCTATCTAGAATAGGCGCAGTCAGTAAAGGCTTTTTTTACAGCGTTGCTAATCTAATATTGCCGCCAATCAATTCGTACATTGATGCGGTGTTTGAGGCTGAAAGAGCTACGGGTAGTTGGTTTAGGTCGATGGCTATAGCTCAGATGGGTGGCTTGCCCGCGACATTCGATGAGTTTACAACCGAAATCATTAAGCTAGAAACCGAAATCGCAAACACAAAGAAAAGCCTACAAGACTTGAAAGACGGTGCGCCAGTTGATTTATTTGGCGAGCCAATGCGCGATTTAGGGATGCTAGAAGATCGCCTCAAAATGCTTAAAGCGGTTGCAGAAATAGAGCAAAAACGCAGGTCACAGCTAACTAATGTTAGTGCGCCAAACTTTACAATGCCTTCAATGCCTGATTTTTCAGAAAAAACAAAGGATGATCTTGATAAAAGTGAAAAAGAATATCGCGATTATTTAACTAACATAAATGAAAGCACAAAAAAAGAAATCAGCGATGCCGAGCAACAGATAAGCGAGTTTGCAGTATCAGCCGCCCGGAACATTCAGGGCGTATTAGGCGACGGCATATTCAACATGCTATCTGGCAAGTTTGATGATATTGGGCAGTCGTTCTTAAACATGCTTAATCGCATGGTGGCTGACTTGCTGTCATCGCAAATGGCACAATTATTGTTTGGCAACTTTGGTACTACAAACCAAATCGGCGGCATTGTCGGGCAGATTGCGGGTGCTATCGGTACAGCGATTGGCGGCGGCTTTTCCTCACAGCCCGGATTGGCGGGCGCGACAATGGGCGGAACAGGAACTACCGCACGGTCAGTTTGAACCTGCCGGAATTGTTCACCGTGGCGAGTATGTTCTCAATGCGGCGGCTACTCGTAGGATCGGGCTTGACCGACTAGAGAGAATGAACAAAGGTTTTGCCAATGGCGGATATGCAGGCGGCACAATGGGCGGTGGTGGCGTAAATATCAACATTAAGAACGAGGCAGGCGCGGACGGCTACAAAGCCACAGCGCAAGCTAAAACCAACTCTGATGGCGGGCTTAATATTGATGTGCTTGTTCGCAGGGCTGTGTCAGCGGATATTCAGAATAACGGGGCACTGGCTCAACAGATGGCTAATACGTTCGGCTTGCGGAGATCAATTTAATGGCTACCTTACCTTCATACGTTAAGGTTTTATTTGATGGCTATCAGCAGACCCGTGAGAGCGGCATTTTGCGTACCGAGTTTGAAAACGGACCGCCAAGACAGGCTAGGTTCAAGTCTCGCGTAATGATTACCCGCCAAGCTAAGCTATACATTGACAGTAATGCAAACTTCCAGGCGTTTGAAACTTGGTTTATAGACGACATTGCAGGTGGCTCGCTTTTCTTTACGATGGATGACCCAGCTACTGAGGCATCAATTGAGGCTAGGTTTGTGGGTGGCACATATTCTGCCCGCCCGCTATCATCATCAATGAATAAGTGGGAAATCACTTGTGAAATTGAAAGCTGGGGTAGCTAATGCCGCGCACTTATTCCGCCGAATACAAATCAACACTCGCTAAGGTATCGGGCGAAGAAACGCCGCTTATCTTGTTGCAAATTGACCACCCAGATTTGGATGCGCCGATTAGGGTGGTGAACGATACGCAGAACATTACGAGCAACGGGCTTGAGTACATAGCCTTCCCGTTTAACTGTGCTTTGCCAGATGATTATGAAAACCGTTTGCCGCGGGCTAGGATTTCAATTGGCAACGTAGGCAAAGACTTGATGTTCTGGTTGGAGACTACTGATGGCGGGCAAGGCTCTACGGCTACGTTCAAGCAAATAATGCGATCACGACCTAATCAAATTGAGTGGGAGATTACGATGAGCCTGTTCAATGTTACTGCGACAAACCTAGAGGTATCGGCTGAACTAGGGTTTGAAAACCTGTTTGCTAAGCCTGCTATCAGCACTTTCTATCGCCCCGAAAATTCCAGAGGCTTATTTTAAGATGCATTGGTCAGAGAACTGGATTGGCAAACCCTACCGACTAGGTGATGCTGATTGCGCGGCTATGTGTATAGATGTTATTGAAAACGAATTTGCAGGCGATTTACCGAACTTTTGTAAAACGTACAGGGAAAACTCTAGGTTACAAAGAGCAAGACAGCTAGAGGCACTAGCCAAGGAAGCCACTGAGCGCACAGACAGCCCACAGGAAGGCGATATTGTGCTGATGTTATGCCGTAGCAGACCTTCTCACGTTGGCATTTATTGCATCGTTGATGGGGAAGCTAGTGTTCTGCACGCAATGGAAAACGCTAAAATGGTTGTCAGGCATCGCATCCGTGATTTGCCTAGATTCTTTTTAGCGGTTGAGGGATACTACAAGTGGAACAAAACGAACTCACCAAAAGCCTAAACGTCATTTATCAGCCGCATCCCATTGCGCCACTCTATGATCGCAAGGGCATGGTTGCGCTTACTGACGGTACGGCTACGGTTCGTGAAGTTCTTTTATCCATTGGCATAGACCCTCATCAACCGATCACCGTACAACTAGACGGTGAAATGCTCACTGTTGAACAGTGGGACACGATTTGCCCAACTGAAAAGCAACTGCTTAGCGTGCATGGCACTGTTCAGGGCGGCGGCGGTGACTCTCAGGTATTAATGGTTGTCGCTATGATAGCTGTCGCTGTATTGACATACGGCGCAGGCGCAGGATGGTTTGCTACTGCTGGCGGAATGTTCGCCGCAGGTTCTGCTTCAGCGGCGGCACTTGGTGCGGCAATTTCTGTTGCTGGAACGCTTGTCATCGGCGCAATATTCGCGCCTAAGCCGCCTGCCATGCCTAATGCTCCGGCGGCTGTCTCACCGACTTACAGCCTCTCTGGTGGACAAAACAGGGCTAGACCATATGAGCCTATGCCAACTGTCATGGGAACGCATAGGCTGTTCTTAGATTACGCATCACGCCCATACACAGAGTACCAAGGCACGGATCAGTACTTAATTCAAATCTTTAACCTTGGCTTGGGCAATATCTCTGCCGCAGATTACAAGATCGGCACTACACCGCTGACCTCGTACACTGATTATGAGTTGTATCCGTCAGATACAAACGGCAAGCTGTCTAATTTTCCCGGCAACGTGGATTCGATTGCTGGTGGCGTGTTACTTGCGGCTAACGACTTTCTTGAACGAACGTCATCGATTGACACATACACGCTAGGCATTGACCTAGAAGCGGTTTTATTTGCAGCACAAGACGATGGCTCATTAGCAGAAACTGATGTGGTTATGGCTATCCAATATCGCGTGTCTGGCACTGCTAATTATGTAGATGCACAACCAAGCGAGGTTCGGGTTGTCGGCGATTCGGCAGAGTATGTTGTGGAGACTTTCCCACGATTGCGAATTAAGGGTGCTACACAAAAGCCAAATCGTGTCACTGTATTTATCGAGGGCTTAACGCCTAATACTTATGACGTAAAAATTACTCGATTTACGGACGAAGCGCAGAACGTAAGAGAAAGCAAACAGTTGAATTGGTCTATTTTGCGTAGCTACCAATTAGATGGCTCTGATTACAAAGGGCAGAACCGTCTAGGGATGATTATTCGCGCTAGTGAGCAGTTAAACGGCGTTGTCCAACAGTTGTCCGCAGAGGTAACGGCTCAAGCTACCTATTGGAACGGCTCGGCATGGGTGACGGGTGAAACCTCAAACCCTGCTCATTGGTTTATGCACTTTGCTCGCGGTGTTTACAATTCTGACGGCAAGCTAATGTACGGCATTGGCTTAACTGATAGCCAGATTGATCTGCCTTCATTAACATCGTGGGCTAGCTTTTGCGCGACAGAAGGCTTGACCTTTAACGCTGTAATTGATACGAACGTCACAGCGGCTGAAGTGCTAACCATGCTTGGTACAGTGGGTTTTGGCTCTCCATCTTGGGCAAGCGGCAAGCTAGGCGTAATCTTTGATTCTCGCTCGGCATCGCCTGTCATGGCGTTTGGCATGAGCAACATCATCCGTGATTCGTTTGAGGTTGCCTATATCTCAGAGAATCTAGCGGAAGAAATTGTTATCCGGTTCTCGAATCCAGACAAGGACTACGAGCAAGATGAAGTCAGGACACTAGCACCGGGCGTAGTCACGCCAAGCAGAACCAGTGCGATTGATTTGTTTGGTTGCACCAATGCAAAAACCATTGATTACCATAGCGACATGGCAGGCAAGTTCGCCAACTATGTTGCGGCACAACAGTTCTACAGACGCAGACGGGTAACGTGGCAGAGCGACTTTGAGGGCTTTGTCTGCCAACGTGGGGATGTGGTATTACTAAGCCACGATTTGACACAGTGGGGCTATTCTGGTCGGTTTGTAGCGGCTAATAACAATATTGTTACTTTAGACCGCGCAGTGCCACGCCAAAATCAGATTGAATACCTGATGCTCATTCGTCCTGATGGCACCACCACAACTTATGATGTGGCGGCTACGACTGACGAAGAATCCGATACGCTGATTATTGTCGATGCAATCTTTGATCTACAAGATGGCGCAGATTTAATTGACCATCGTTGGTGTTTTAGCCCACTAGAGACACCGGGCAAGAAACTCAAAATTCTATCGGTACAGCCTGCTTCAGATGCACGGTTGCAGATCGTCGCCACAGATGAATATGACGAGTTCTACGATGCTTGGGATGGTACGTTTGTTGCTCCTGTAGCAGATACGATCCTGCCAGCACAGCCGATTAACGTAGTAAACCTGACGCTATCAACCCGTGTTGCGTTCGTTAACGGTTATCTTACGAACCGTTGCGTAGCGGCATGGGGCGTTGGTGGCGGGACGCTATATAGCCGTGTTCGGTTTTATCTTGATGGCAGTCTAATTCAAGAAATTGCAGAGACTAACGTAACATCGGCTGAAATTGACATTAGCGGTGCGGGTCTGTTCGGGTCTGTTGTTGGTTGAAGTCACCCCATACGGGCTGACAGGTGCGGGCGTTACACAAACGGCTACGCTTACACTTTCAGCCCTAGACTTTCCAGAGCCACCCACGGCGGTTACGCTTGAAGTCGGCGAGGACGGTAAATCAGCTACCTACACCTGGACACCCGTACTTGGCGC